CCGTCGGGCGCGGCAGCTCACGTGTTGACCCGCGCATCTGTCATCTGATCGATCGCCGCAACCGGGCCGAGCGGGATTGCCTGTTCGCCACCGCGAAACAGATCGACGACCTGATCACCGCAGAGTTGCTGCCAGGGTTCAGGGTTCCGGAGATGTACGCCGCGAACAACATGGACGCCGGCTACGTGGACATGACGCCAGACAAGTGCGCAGCCCGCAATCCGCCGGCGCCCACACCGGTTGTGCTGGTGGTCCCGCCGCCCGCCAAAGCAGAGCCAGCGCCGCCGCAAAAGGTGAGCCTGGCCGCCGATGCCCTGTTTGATTTCGACAAGGCGCTTCTCAAGCCCGCCGGCCGAGCCGAACTTGATAGCATTGCAGCCACCATCAGCACCGAGGCTGCCAGCATCGTGATCACCGGCCACACCGACAGCGATGGCAGCGATGCGTACAACGAGCGCCTGAGCATGCGCCGCGCAAACGCGGTGCGCGCACACATGGCGACGGCTGGAATCGACCTGGGCCGCATGGTGGCCATCGGCAAGGGCGAATCAGAGCCAGTAGCCGACAACCGCACCGATGCCGGCCGGGCGCAGAATCGGCGCGTGGAAGTGGTGATCAACGTGCGGCCGGTGTCTGGCCGGCTGGCAGAGATGGTGCGGTAACGGCAATGCGATTGCCGCGTCAAGTTGAGCGGCCTGTTAGGCCGCTGGAGATTGGGTCCGAGTTGAGCGCCGGGTTAGGCCGCCCGCCCGAGGCCGATGTGCGTCGGATTGTGAACGAGTGGCTTGATGAGCACGCTGCAGGCTGGCCAGTTTACATGCTGGAGGAGGACGGGGACGATGGCTGGGCGTTTTGGATCGCGCCGCAGGACACCACGAGTTACATAGGGCCGGATCTGCGCATCCAATGGGCTGGTACCGGATGGCCCGACACCTGCAGCTATGACGGCCTGACAGGTGAGTGGCGCGATTTTGAGGATGCCTAACGTCTGAGCTAAGCCGCAGGCGGCGGTACTCCGACGACTGTCGGCCTTCACACAGCCCATATCCGATGTTTCACGTGAAACCGTGCTAAAATCACGGAATGCGCACAGACCCGACCCCGGCCACGACGAAACGAGGGGGCTGCTCAACGCGAGAGCAGCACGGATCGCACAACGCCTGCTAGCCTCGGCCTGCGGGCGTTGCTGTTTGTGGCGCAAATCTAGAACATTGCCGCTTCTTTTCGTCTTCTGTATAGAATCCGTAGGAGGCGGGCCGAGACGGCGCGCGAATGAGGGGAACTCATGGGGCGGCCATCGAAGCTAACTGAAAAGCAATGGGCCGAAGTCGGAAAGCGGCTGCGATCCGGGGAGAAAGGGAGAAAGTTGGCCGAGGAGTTCAAAGTTTCTGAGGCCGCCATCAGGGCGCGGTTTTCTGCCGTCAACGCAGAAATAAAAACCGTTGCAAATCAATTGCTTAGCGCAGAAGCTGCGCTAAAAGCTCTTCCAGTTTCTGCGCAAATCGCAGTAATCGACCTCGCGGATGAACTCCGGGCAATCAGTTCGCATCTTGCAAGCGCGGCTAAATATGGCGCTGCGAGCGCGCATAGGTTAGCTGGTATCGCTCACGCAAAGGTGAAGGAGATTGACGATGCTGCTGCGCCGCTCACTTCAGAAAGCCTTGAATTATTGCGCGGCGTTGCGGTTCTGACAAAAATTGCGAATGAGTCCAGCATCATCGGGATGGGCCTGTTGTCTGCCAACAGGGAATTGATACGTGAGGCCAACACAGGCGGGCACCAGAGCAAGGAGGAGCTGCTCCGAGAGATTGCCGCGGCGCTGCCGAATTGATGGCACTGCTGGTCGCAACAAAGCGCGAACTGAATCGCTGGTATCCGCTCAAGGCGCATCCGATACAACTCGCTCTGATAGCCGCTGTCGCCAATGGCATCAGATTTCCAGTTGTCCCGGCAGGGCGCCGATCCGGAAAAACGGAGCGCGCAAAGCGGTTCGTCGCCCGGCAGTCTATGCACAACTCTGGCGAGCGGTACTTCATCGCCGCGCCAACACGCGATCAGGTCAAGAAAATTTACTGGGCTGACATGAAGGCTATGTGCCTGGCCAGCCTAGCCAGCCGAGCCCCGAGTGAAACTGAACTCATAATTTACCTGGACAACGGCACGGAGGTTCACCTGATCGGCCTGGACCGCCCGGAGCGTATCGAGGGCATACTGTGGACTGGCGGTGTAATCGATGAGATTGACGACGTGAAAACGGAGGCTTGGCAGGCGAACATTCGGCCGGCGTTGGACACATTTCACCCGCAGCGCCCTGACTATCGGGCGTGGTGCTGGCTGATCGGGGTTCCTGACGGCCTGTCGAACCTGTACGAGTTCAGCCAGTATGCGGAGACAAGCGGCGATCCAGATTGGGCGGTTTTCCACTGGAAAAGCAGCGACATTCTGCCAGCCGAGACAATCGATGCAGCCAAACGGCAAATGTCGCCAAAACAGTATCGGCAGGAGTACGAAGCGACCTTTGAAACAGCCTCTGGCCGAATCTATGAGGATTATGGTCCGGCGAACTACACAACCGAAACCATCAAAAAAGAAGAGCAGCTGCTGTGGTATCACGACTTCAATTTCACGCCAATGTCCAGCGGGATAGGAGTCATCAGGGCGCTGCCTCAGACCGATGAGGAACGGTCCATACGCAAGCCACCGAAACTGGGGGTGTTTCTGCTCGAAGAAATAATCCTCACATCGGCAGTCGCGCGCCAGTCGGCTCAAGAGTTCGTGGAGAGATACACTACCCATCGCAACAAACACGTTATCATCTACGGGGACCCAGCAGGCAAAGCTGGCGAGAAACACGGGCACGAATCGGACTACACAGAGATGGAAAAAGTCTTGCGCGATGCTGGTTGGACTTACACACGCAAGGTTAAAGCGGCAGCCCCTGCCATCAAAGACCGACAGAATGCAGTGCGCGCCAAGATAATGAACGCGGCCGGCGATCGATCACTTTTCGTCAACGTGAAGCGGGCTCCGTACACCCATAAAGGGCTCGCGACCGTGCAACTAAAGAAGGGCTCGACATTCATCGAAGAGGACGGCGAGTACCAGCACATTACTACTGCGATCGGCTATTTCATAGACTGGGAATTCCCGATAGCGCAGCGCATGAGCAGCGCAACAATCACCGGACACTGAAATGCCTGTCAACACAGAACATCCAGACTGGACTGCCAACGCGCCACTCTGGAAAAAATGCAGGGACGCCAGTGAGGGTCAGGAAGCAGTTCACGCGGCCGGCAAAGAATACCTGCCTGTGCTTTCAGAACAAAATGGCACCGAGTACGCTGCCTACCTGGCACGCACGCTGTATTTCAACGCGACTGGGCGGACTCTCGACGGCATGACAGGCATGATGTTCCGCCGACCGCCCGAGAACGAAGTGCCTGCTGCAGTGTCATATCTGCTGGACGACGTAGACACGGCCGGAACGCCGCTGATCGCATTCGAGGAAAAAGCTGTCGAGGAGCTGGTTAAGCAGGGTCGATTCGCCCTGCTGGCTGACTTCCCGCCAGTGCAGCCAGGTGCGACCCTCGCAGACGCGCAGTCTATCGGCGCCAGGCCGCTCGCAAAGCTGTATTGTGCAGAGTACATCATCAACTGGCGCACAACGCGCGTCGCAAACAGGACGATGCTCAGTTTGGTCGTGCTGGTCGAGACTCACGAGGATGACTCGGACCCGTTCGTAACCATCAAAATCCCGCAGTGGCGCATCCTGAGGCTCGTAGATGGCTCCTACACAGTCGAAATCTGGCGCTTGTTGGACGCAAAGGCAGAACCGGTGCTGATCGATTCGTACGTCCCGTTGATGGGCAACTCTCCGATGGCGTTCATCCCTATCGTGATTGCCGGCCCCATGGGTTCCGGAGCCGAAGTGCAAAAGCCTCCGCTGCTCGCCCTCGCGAACGTGAACCTATCCCACTACCGCAGCACGGCAGATTATGAGCACGGGCTACATTTCACGGGGCTTCCAACTCCCTACGTCACCGGGCACACGTTCGAGCCAGGTCAAAAATTCGCCCTGGGCAGCACGGAAGTGAAGGCTTTCCCGAATGAGGCGGCAAAGCCGGGGTTCATGGAATTTGCCGGGACCGGACTCGGCGCACTTTCCACTCGACTGTCCGAGAAAGAGCAGATGATGGTGGCCTTGGGGGCCAGGATGTTGGCCAACCCGACGAGAGGCATCGAGTCCGCCGAAACGGCGCAAATTCATCGTGCCGGCGAGAATAGCGTACTTGCATCCATATCCAATTCAGCCAGCTCCGCACTCAGTCAGGTTCTGACGTGGTGCGCAATGTGGGCGGGAGTGCAGGAGCCAGTCAAGGTTCGCCTCAACACTGATTTCATGCCTGCTGGCATGACTGCGCAGGAGTTGCAGGCGCTGGTAGCAGCGTGGCAGTCCAGCGCCATCAGTTTCGATACGCTGCACGATAACCTCAGCCGTGGCGAGATATCCACCCGCACAGCCGAGGAGGAGCGCGACCTGATCGATGCCGAGGGTCCACCGCTCGGTGCTCTGACAGAGCCGGGCTTACAGCCGGAAGACAATGCCAAGGGCGAATGAAATTCTCCTGGACCGTGAGGTAGGCCACCAGGTCAACCTGCAACGGCTGTCCAACGGCGTAGTGCGGCGCATGATCGCGCTTCTGAACAGGCTGGATGCAGACCTGTTCGCGCAGATAACTACTGCGCTGGAACGCCTGCCTCCCGAATCATTCACAGTCGAGCGGTTGGAGGGTCTTCTTTCATCCATTCGCGCATTGAACGCGCAAGCATACGATGCCATCGTTCGCGCCCTGCCGCCGGAGTTGCGCCAGATCACAGATTACGAGGCCGGGTTTCAGCTCAAACTGTTCGAATCAGCCATCCCGCAACAGGTGATTGCTCAGGCCGGCGTTAATGCAGTCAACGCCCAGCAGGTCTACGCGGCGGCCCTTTCCCGCCCATTTCAAGGGCGCCTGCTGTCCGAATGGATGCAGAGTTTGGAGGCAGATCGAGGCGCCCGAGTGCGAGATGCAATCCGCATCGGTTACGGTGAGGGCCAGACCTTAGGCCAGATCGTCACGCGACTGCGCGGAACTCGTGCCCGAAACTACGAGGATGGCATTATCGAGATAGATCGACGCAATGCCGAGGCGGTTGTGCGCACGGCGGTCAGTCATGTGGCAGCAAACACGAAGGATTTATTCTATGCGGCGAACAAGGATTTGGTCAGGGCTGTGCAGTGGCTGAGCACCCTGGATACGCGCACCACACTGCAGTGCCAAGTCCGGGATGGGCTTACCTACACTCCCGAGTCGCACAAGCCGATTGATCACGGCGTGCCGTGGTTGTCTGGGCCTGGGAAACTGCACTGGAACTGTAGATCGTCCAGCGTGCCAATACTCAGGAGTTTTCGAGACCTCGGAATACCAATCGACGAGTTGAGCGAAACTACCCGCGCCAGCATGGACGGCCAAGTCCCTGCCGAGACCACGTATAACGAGTGGCTCACAAAACAAAGCGCCGCCCGGCAAGATGAGGTTCTAGGTCCAACACGCGGCAAACTGTACCGAAATGGAGGACTACCGATCGACAGATTTACCAACGACAAGGGGGTTTTCCTGACGCTGGACGAGTTGCGAAAGATGGACGCCGCTGCATTCAATAGGGCCGGAGTATGAAGCTCGTGCTTGTCCAGGGCGGAGCAGCCGGCGTCCGGGAGAAACTACGCCAGCGCTTGAGCAGGCAACCAAAACCACCCTACACGCCTCAATGTCGCTGTGGCTGCCGAGAATTCTTGGTGACTTCCACCAGCCCGAGCATAATTGGTGGCAAAATAAGCGGAGGCGCGAAAGCGCTACTATGCGCGTCATGCTTCATGCGCGGTGACCGGGTTGTTACCGCCTGACATAATCTATACGTTGCATTGGCGGGATGCCATGCACGTTTCTCAAGCCGCAGCCGGGCGCTGCAACCTATCAACTCGCGGCGGGAAGCCGAAGGAATCGAAATGGGACTGAAAGCATTCGTCGACAATTTGGACGGCATCGACACCGTCCTCCAAACCCTGTACGTCAAAGACGCGAACGGGAAATTTCGGCTGGATGCCGACGGCGTGGAGGACGTTACTGGCCTCAAGAGCGCATTGGAAAAGGAGCGAAAGGACCGCAAGACCGCGACCGACGCGCTCCGAGAATTCCAGGAACGCTTCAAAGACATCGACCCCGACCAAACCCGCGCGATCATGGGTCGCGTGGCCAATGACGAAGAGGCGAGGCTGATCGCTGAGGGCAAAATCGATCAGGTGATCGAGAAGCGCACTGAGAAGCAACGCAGCGCGCAGGAGAGGATGGTCAAGGAAGCGAACACCAAAACCGAACAGGCCGAGGCCCGCTCCAAGAAGTTTTCCCAGCGTGTGCTAGACGATCAGATTCGCGCCGCAGCCTCAAAGGCCGGCCTGCACTCCCATGCAATCGATGACGCCCTGTTCCGTGGGCGCGCAATGTTCAGCCTGGACGAAGACGGTACGGCCGTTCAGTTGGGCGAGGACGGGCACGCTGTACTGGGCAAGGACGGCAAGTCTAATTTCGGCCCGTCAGAATGGCTTCTCAGCATGAAAGAAACGGCCCCGCACTGGTTCCCCTCCGGGGCGACTGGCGGCGGTGCTGGTAACTCCGGTGCTGGCAATCCACAGTTCCGTGGGACCGACCTATCAAAACTCCCGCCCCGCGAGCGCCTGACCGCCGCACGGGCAGCTCAACGAAAGTGAAAACATCATGGCACTGACCCTCCTGGAAGCTGCGAAACTCGAATCGGGCGACGCTATCCGATCTGCAATCATCGAGCTGTACGCAGGTTCATCCGATATTCTGATGAACCTGCCGTTTGAAACCATTCCCGGCAACGCGCTGAAGTACAACAGAGAGGAGTCGCTGCCTGGCGTCGGCTTCCGAGGCGTCAACGAGGCGTACACGGCAAGCACGGGCGTTCTGAACCCGCTGACCGAATCACTCGTGATTGCCGGCGGAGACCTGGACGTGGACAAATTCATCATCGACACAATGGGCGCAAACCAGCGCTCTGTGCAAGAGGCGATGAAGGTCCGCGCGCTGTCTCTCGCATGGACCCGAAAATTCATCAAGGGGGACAATCAGAGCGACCCGCGCGAATTCGACGGTTTGCAAGTGCGGCTGATCGGCAACCAGTTGATCGCGGCTGGCGCGACCGCGAACGGTACGGCGTTGAGCCTCAACATCCTGGATTCAGCGATCGATCAGACGCTGAATCCAACGCACATCATAATGAACAAGGCGATGCGCCGCCGCCTGACCGCGGCAGCTCGCACGCCCGCTGTCAGCGGGTACGTGACGTACACCAAGGACGCATTCGGCCGCCCGGTGATGATGTACAACGATCTGCCAATCATGATCGTTGATCTTGACCATACTCAGACATCGATCCTGCCATTCACAGAGGCCGCCACGAGCGGGACCGCGACGGCCTGCTCGGTCTACGTTGTGAGCATGGGCGAGGACGGCGTGATGGGCCTGCAAAACGGCGGCATCGACGTGCGAGACCTAGGCGAGTTGCAAACCGCACCGGTATTCCGCACTCGTGTCGAGTGGTACAACGGATTCGGCACATTCAACGGCCGCGCGGCAACCCGGATTTGGTCGATCGCGGACGCAGCGATCGTCGCCTAAAACTGAAAGGACAACATCATGGCAAATCTCTTTTCTCAATTCACCTACGACGACGCGCTGTCGCTGAAGGATTCCGGTCTGATCGCCGCGACTACTACCGAGAGTGTGATCGTAGACCTCGGAGCCGGCCTGATGGACGGCTTTCTGATCCTCGATGTGACGGCGGTCGAGGTCGCGACAGGTGACGAAAAATACACCGTGCACCTGGAAGGCAGCAACGTCGCCGCGATGACATCGGGATCGGTCACGCTGTGCAACATGCCGATGGGAAACCTCACGAATCCGGCCGACGCGGCAACCGGGGTCGGTCGATTCGCGGTCCCGTTCCGAAACGAACAGAACGGCACGGCCTATCGCTATGTGCGCATCTACACGTTCGTGGCTGGCACCGTCGCGACAGGCATCAACTACGCTGCGTTCCTGGCAAAGCGTTGATCCCACCAAATGAGGGCGGCGAGATGCCGCCCTCCACAGGAGAGCACACATGCCGATGCAAACCGTTTTTGACGCAGAAGGAAATGCGTTCACGATCGAGCCAGTCGATGCGCGTGAGTGGCTGAAGTCGGGCCATTATTTCGCCAATCAACCAGGTGCGGGACAGGAAATCTCTGACGTGATCGTCGATATCATTGACAAAGACAAGAGGCGGGATTTGATCCAGCCTGGCGCGGTCGAATCTGGAACCGGTTCGCATGCCACAGGCGCCGAACTTTTCACAGCAGCGATCGAGAAAATTCGCGGTAAGCCTGGTCCAAAGCCGAAAGGCTGACCAACTGCACAAACCACAAGCAAGGGCACCACACCATGGCAAATATCGTGTTCAACATCGCTGCCGGTCGCGTGGTCGAGTACTACAACCGTGTCAAGTCTAACGACCCGGCGAATTCTGCGTTCATCCTCGTTCCGATCGAGACATCGGGGCTCGAAACCGATGCGGTGCTGAAAGACAAGGACGACCTCTCGGCAGTTCTGGCAGGCGCGACGAACGAGCAAACCACGATGGGCCGAAAAACTTTGACCGATGCTGAATTGGCCGCTCTGCCTGCGCCGGATGACACAAACGACAGATACGACGTGTCGCTCCCGACAGTGACGTGGACCGCTGCATCTGGCAACGCCATCAGCAAAATCCTCGTGTGCTACGACTCGGACACTACTGGCGGAGCGGACTCAGCCGTGATCCCGCTGACCATGTTTGATTTTGCGCAGACGCCAAGCGGCTCCGACATCCAGATGACGACCGGGGTGTTCTTCCGGGCGACGCCCGTGTAATCCATGGAGCATCTGCTGCTCAGCGCAGCGCCGGCCTGCGAGATACTCATCGGGCGCCGTTCAGACGGGTCTTTCTCGCTTGAGCAGCTCCTGCCTTCCGGAGTGCCGTTCAACGCCAACGATCCAGTTCACGTCTTCGGCCTCTTCGTCGTGCAGAACGCACAGCAACTGATGGCGCTTGCTATGCAAGCGCAGGCTGAAGCCAAAGCGGTCCAACAGACCAACGAAATCATTGCGGCAGCATCGCTGCCTGGAAGGTAGACCATGGCAGTCCAAGTAATCGCATCTTCGTACACCGACGGTCCCGCTCTCACGGCCGCAGCCGCCGCATCGTGCGTACCGACATACGTGCCGACCACCCTGCCCGCTGGATACTGGCAGATCGGGCGCATCTGGCGCGTGACAATCACCGGTCGCGTTTCCCTGGCTGTGACGACTCCTGGCACGCTGCGCTGGGACATTCGATTCGGTGGCGTGGTTGCAGCCGACACGCTTGCCGTGCTCGGCAACATCGTTGCCAAGACCAACGTGAACTTCTTCTTGCAGGGCTTGCTCACGTGCCGCGCTGTCGGGTCTGGTACATCGGCAAATCTGATGAACCAGTGGCAACTTGTCACCGAGGCGATCATCAACACTGCCATTCCTACCGTCGGCCCAGGTGGCGGCTATTCGCTGCCGTGGAACACTGCTCCCGTGGTTGGCACCGGCTTCAACAGCCAGTCTGCACTGACATTGGATTGCTTCTTCACACAGACGGTCGCCACCGGCAGCATGACGGTACATCAGTTCATGATTGAGCAAATGACGCCATAGTCCAATGCCGATCCTGTTCTACGTGCCAGTCGATCCGACTGACCTGGTGTTGCAGGGGGAGCAGTTTCGCGTTTCCGTAATGGAAAACTTGGTTGACCCCAGTAGGCTTCTGATGGGTGGTGTTCCAGCCCCGACCGGGTTCTCGTCGGTTCTGCAAGATGAAGACGCATTTTCTCCGATGAATTCGTTCATCGACCAGAGCATTTTGTCAATTCGGCGACAGAAAAACGGGTCGCTACAGGTGCGAGCAAACGCAGGCGTTGCAACGCCCTGCGGGGAGTGGGTACCAATCGACTACTCGCCGTTGATCAAACCATACATTGGTGCCACAGAACTATGGCAGATCGTCGGCACGACCCGCGATAGCGCCGGCGCCATACTCGGCGATTGCGCCGTCATGGCACTGGAGACCGGTCGAATGACCGTGGAGGGGACTCCAGTTGTCGGCATGACGAAATCCGACGGCAGCGGGAACTACACCATCCAGACGGCAGGCAACTCGGCACACCAGGTCATCGCGTACAAAGACGGCCCGGTTGCCGGAATCTCGCTCAACACGCTGACGCCTACTCAGGTGCCGTGATATGGCTGCCAGCGACATCTGGCTGAGGGGCGTACCAAGCGACGCGGACCCCGACGATGTTCGGCTGTATGCGAAGCCGGATGCGAGTGGCGCGTCATCAGGGCCGGTCGGCCTTGCATCTGAAAACGACACAGCATTCCAGCTGGGAAGCGCGTTGCCTACCGGCCTGAGTGCGGAAACAGATGCAGCACTCGCCCTAGCCGCCCTGCAGATACGAGCAACCGGTCTAGCAACGGAAACGGACTCTGTATTCGCGCTCGGGTCTGCGCGTCCGGCCGGGTTGGCATCGGAAAACGACACCGCTATCGCGCTCGGAGGCGTTGCGCTTCGAGCTGTGGGGCGTGCCGACGAGACTGATTCTGCATTAGCGCTCTCAGGAGTGCAGCTCCGAGCCGTTGGACTGGCCAGTGAATCGGATTCCGAATTGGCTCTTGGAGCCATTCAGATTCGCGTAGTTGGACTGGCAGCGGAGACAAACTCCTCCCTCGCTCTGTCTGCGGTGCAGATTATCCAGACAGGCAGAGCGAATGAATCTGAATCCGCTCTCGGGCTCGGTGTCGCGAGCCCAGTTGGGTTGGCTGGTGAGGCTGACTCTGCTCTCGCGCTCGGGTCGGCTCGGTCGGTCGGGCTCGCGGCAGAGACAGACTCGGCACTCGCACTCGCTGGGTCGCAACTTCGCGCCGCGGGCATGGCTGTCGAGAACGATGCCGCGCTGTCTCTGGCTGGCGTGCAGTTGCTGCCGGCAGGTCTTGCCAGCGAGTCAGATTCGGTCTTCGCGCTGGCCGGTTTAGGCATCCGCTCGGCTGGCATGGCCGCAGAGTCGAACACAGCATTGGCTCTTGCTTCTGGCTCTGGAGCGCCGGCAGGAATGGCAGCGCAGAGCGATTCGGCATTGGCGTTAGCTGGTGTGCAGCTTCGATCCGTGGAGCGCGCAGATGACCTTGAGACCGCACTCGAACTTGCTGCGATTCAGGCTCGCCAAGTCGGCACCGCAACCGAGGCCGACGAATCATTTGAGCTTGTTGCGGTCTCAGCTGAACGTGTAAAATATCCCAATGCAGACCGGCCTCAGAACTACCCAAACATCGGAAACGAACGGGTTTATGAAAATTCAGGCAATGCCCAGACTTACCCGAATGCAGGTAACTCTCAGACATACCCAAACGCTGGGCGAATCAGGTCTTACCCATAGGGGTTATCAATGGCACTCGTGACAGAAGACGGTAGCGGGCAAAGCACAGCCGAGAGTTATATCTCAGTTGCGGCAGCGGATACCTATCACGACAATCGAGGAAACACGACTTGGCTTGATATCACCACCGCTCAAAAAGAAGAGGCCCTGAGGCGCGCAACAGATTACATGGTCGCTGTGTATAGACTCCGGTGGAAAGGCGTCCGCATGACCGCGACGCAGGCTCTAGACTGGCCTCGTGGCTATGTCTACACACAGCCATTCCTGAACGGCGCGACGACAGACTTTCCATATCTTGTTGCCAACAACATAGTGCCAACAGATATTGCGCGAGCGGCTGCCGAATTCGCGCTTCTCGCATCGGCCGGAGATTTATCTCCACCGCTCGGACGGCCGACAATACAGGAGACCGTTGGGCCGATCACTGTTCGCTACGCCGACAACTCACGCCAGACGACAACCTATCGTGCGTTGGACGATATGCTGCGGCCATACCTGCAAGGCGAGGGCGGAAACTCTGCCAGGGTCGTGAGGGTCTGATGCCGTTCTACTCCGACCTAGCAACCACTGTCGATCGGCTGATCCGTCAGTTCGGGGCGCCGGTCACGCTCACGCGCGTCACGCCGGGCGCCTATGATGCGGACGCAGGCGTAACTACAGGCGATACCACAGCAACGTGGACCGGAGGCGCTGGGGCGGTTTTTGAATATGAGCAGCGTGACATTGACGGCACGCTGATCCGTCGTGGCGACCAGCGCTGCTACATCAGCACAGTCGGGATAGAGACTCCGCGGAGCGGAGACACGCTGACGCTGAACTCAGATGTTTTCAACGTGGTTGCCTCTAGGCCGCTACAGCCGGCGTTGACGGCCGTGCTGCACGATGTTCAAATCCGAGGTCTACGCTGATGGGCCAATTCACACTCGAAATCGCGCGATTCGCAGAGAAGGCGGGGCGCAATGCCGACCTCGTTATCCGAAAAGTCGGTATCGAATTACTGTCGAGTGTGATTAAGAAAAGTCCTGTTGACACTGGGCGTTTCCGTGCAAACTGGAATGTATCGCTTGGCAATCCTGACTACAGTACCAGTGATGCAACTGACAAGGGCGGAGCCGTGTCTATCGCGCGAGGAGCCGCAGCGCTCTCCGGTTTCGGAACCGGCGGCGTGGCCTATATCACGAACAATCTGCCCTACGCGCAGCGCCTGGAGAATGGATACAGCACTCAGGCACCAGCAGGCATGGTTAGGATCACAGTGGCGCAGTTTCAAGATTTCATCCGCGACGCGCTCGCCGAACTGCCATGAGCGACCTGCTGGTTCGCGCCGCATTCGAGTCCAGAATTAAGAACTGGGCCGCCGCGCAGTCGCCTGCCATACTGGTGTCATACGAGAACGTCGGATTCACTCCTCCGACGACCCGATACCTGCGGTGCTTCATACTGCCCGCGCCGACCGTAAGCCTTGATCTTGCCCGAGACCATAGGCAGCGCAAAGGTGTTTTTCAGGTGACAATAGTCATGCCAATAGGCGCCGGGACGGCGGCAGCGGCAGCGATTCAAGCGGCGCTTGAGGTCGCATTTCCAATCAACGTTTACATGACTCAATCGGCCATCAGGGTATGGCTGACGACCCCATTCAGCCCAGGCCCTGCAATACAGGAGTCTGACAGTTTCGCAGTCTCTGTGTCCGCGCAGTATGCGTGCGATACGTATCCTTGAAAGGCACTCATCATGTCGGCATCGTTCCCTAACGGGACAATTTTTTCTCTGTACACAACGCTCGCGACGGCAACCGTTGTGACTGCGATCAGCAACACGAATCCTGGCGTTGCTTCATCGACGGCACACGGCTACACATCCGGCGATATTCTGTTGCTGTCGATGGTGTCGTCGAAACTCGACAAACGTGTTGTTCGCGTCGATAACGAGGCCGCGAATACATACGAGTTGGAGGGTATCAACACTACCAACACGAGTTTGTTTCCGTCCGGATTCGGTGTCGGCACGGCACAAGAGGCGAGTGTCCCGATCCCAATCAGCCAGGTAACGGATGTTCAGTCTGCTGGCGGTGAGCAGCAGTTTTACACGTGGGTGTACCTGGAGGATGGACGCCAGCGCCAGCGCCCGACGTTCAAGAACGCTCGCAGCATGACCATCGTGATGGACTATGACCCGGCTCTTGCCTGGCACGCTGCCCTGTTGACCGCAGACCAACTTGGCACCGAGCATGTGCTTCAAGCAGCACTGCCAAGCGGCGCTAAAATCTACTACAGCGTTTTCGTAGGATTCGATGGCGAGCCGTCATTCACCATCAACGAAAATCAGAAGACCACGGCGAGCCTGTCCCTGGCCTGCCCGCTGTCTACACGGTACGCGAGCTGATGACTACGTTTTCACTCAAGGCAGCGCCGACGTTCAAGGCAAAGGTCTCATTCCCGGTTCCGGGAGGCGGCTTTGTGCCTGTCGAGCTAACGTTCAAGCATCGCACAAAAGCGGCCCTGAACGAGTTTCTCAAAACACGCGAAGGAAAGACGGACTCCGAGTCTTTTGCTGCCATGGTGACAGCGTGGGAACTCGAAGATGAGTTCACGCCTGCCAATATCGCGTTGCTGCTCGAAAACAGCATCGGATCAGCTCTTGCAACGTATCGAACGTACATCGACGAGCTAACGAAGGCGCGCGAGGGAAACTGAGAGGCGCCGCCCGCGCGCTGTACAAAAAAGGGCCGGACGTGAAGTCGATGGCAGACCTTGGGCTGATGCCGTCTGACTTTGAAACTGGGCCGTTTGAGGTATGGCCGGACTGCTGGCAATCGCTGATGGTGTTCGTGGCTATGCGCACGCAGTGGCGGGTTGGGTTCAACGGACCGACCGGGATTGACTACTCGGCACTCCCGGAGGTTTGGCGGCGGACCAAGACGGCGGCGGCGGAGCGTGATGAGGTATTCGCTGATCTTGAAGTTATGCAAGACGAAGCGCTTGATGTGATGCGTGAAAATTAGGAACCCAGATGGCAGACCTTGCATCCCTTGGCATCAAAATCGACAGCAGCCAGGCCAAGTCTGCGGCCACGGACCTCGGTAAACTTGCTGACGCCGCGGCGAATGTAGAAAAGACAACGTCAGGCGTAGGCGCGGCCGGCAAAGAGGCGTCGAGGGGAATCAGCGACGCAGCCAGGAGTCAACGCGAACTCAACGACGCATATAACCGTGGCCATGACATTGGCCAGAGAATCAAGATTGGGCTCATCGCAGTGGCAGCCGCGGCCACCGCAGCCGCTGGCGCCATCGCAGTCGGTGCAATCTCCCTAATCAACCAGGTCGGCGCATTCCAGGACCTCGGAGAGAAGATCGGCGATACCGCGCGCAACGTGAGCAGCCTGAAAGAGGCGTCTGACGTATCTGGCGTGTCGATCGATAGTGTTGCGCAGGCCAGCATTAGGCTCACCGCCGCGCTGTCCAAGACAGACGACGAATCCAAAGCCGTTTTAAAAGGGCTAGCCGCCCTCGGGATCAAGTTCGAAGATTTCAAGAAGCAGAGCCCGGTAGAGCAGATCGAAACCATCAGCCGATCGCTGGCTGGCTTTGCTGATGGTCCAGAGAAAAGTGCGGCCGCGCTCGCCATCTTTGGCCGGGCCGGCGCAGAAGTTTTGCCTTTCATGAAAGAATACGCCGACAAGGGCCGGGATGGGGCCTTCGTGACCGCGGAACAGGCCAAGGCAGCCGATGACTTCGCCGACTCTTCAACGCGCCTCAAATCGCAGATTACACAGTTCCTTCAGGTCCTCTCAATTCAGGGCCTGCCGATCCTGACGGCACTTGTCGGAGCTTTCAAGGATACGATCGCTGAGATTTCCAAGATCGACGCCGCATCCGCAGGGCTCCAGGCAAATAACGCCATCGCGTTATTTGCTGAGTCGTCTGGCAGAGCGATTGCCGGATTCACAGATTTCCTTATTCAGTCAGGCAGGGAGCTTGCGACGCTAATCGATTTCCTCGGCAGCTACGCCACGATTACAGGGCAGTTGTTGACACTAGACCTATCGGGTGCGAAACAGACTGGAGCCGAATTCCGGGAGAGGCGTGGGTTTGATGCGAAAGGGTTTGCCGTCGCAGGAGACCAAGCTGCGACATCGTTTCTGTCTCGATTTGATGCGCGAATGGCTGCCATTCGAAGCCCGTTTGCCGTACTCGGTGAGGTATCTACGCGAGCGGGGCTGCCGAAGATAAACACCAAGGGCCTGAACCTCGACAAGGACAAGAAAGACAACACAGCCGCACAAGAGGCAAAGGCCCGGCTTCAGGCCGATCTGAGCGACATTAGGGCCGCCAGCGATGCGCTGATCAACACCATCGGCAACAGCGAAAAAGTGCTGGAGGCACGGCGCGCAGCGAATCTGATTTCAGAAGCTGCTTACTACGAGGAAAAGCGCGGATTCATACAGATCAACGATGCGATTCAGGAGTCGGCTCTCGAACGAGAGATTGACCGCCTACAGAGAGAAAATCTCGTCGGCAAGGACCGAATCGACAACGAGCGCAAGATCATTGAGGCTCAGGCCAAACTCGCAAAGGTGCGCGAAGATGCAGCAACAAGCATTGAGACTCTCGGCATCAAAGAGCAGGCCGCTCTGAAGAAAACCGAGGACGGGTTCATTGATGCGCGTATCGCTGCGGAATCATATCTTGAATCAATCCGCCGCGCGCAGCAACTTGAGCTTGAGGGAATTGGCAGGGGCGACAAAACACGGAACCTTGATGCAGCGCGTGCTCAGATTCAGCAACGTGCAGAGCAGCAGCGTCAGGACATTGCCGGAGAACTACGCCGTGGCGAAATCACGAAACAAAGTCACGACCGACAACTCGCGCTGATAGAAGAGTTTCAGAGTAAGGCGCTTGCGAGCTATGAGGATTACTACGC